TTCTTCAGCTATTGTCCTCGCTGCTGTTTTCGGTGTTGCCATTCTTTTGTTGTTTTGAAAACTTTTCAATCACAGTACCACCGAACAAACTACCTGCTAAAATTGCCAACGTGTCGAACATTTCGATAGGGCATTGATAGATAGTGAAGGTGGCTATGTAACAAATTATTATTAGGTTTGTTACAACAAATATAGATATAAATCTCTTTGAAGAAACTTTAGTTGAATTGCTTAACAATTGATTCAACCATTCCTTCAATTTATCCTTCATAAAAATTTCAATATGAACTGAACGATTAAGCCACCAACGACACCAGCAGCGGTTGCAATACCACCCAAACGAGCGACCTGCAACCTTTGGTTCTGAATATACTTGTCGTGCTTCTGAACCTTACTCACAAGACCTTCAATCTTCATTTCATCGTCGCCAATTAGGACGTGATAGATGCGGTCAATCTTCTTATTCAACTCTTGGAGTTCCTCGTGTATCAATGCTATTTCTTTTTCGGTGTTCATCACTTGAAGTAAAGTTGTATTTCTGCTTCGCGTCTATTTACTAAACCCTTCAACACAACACCACCGCCTTTGTTCCACTTACGGAATGAATCAGCAATCGTTGGGTCTTGTGGGTTTACATTTAATTTTTTTAATACGGACGACTTCTTGAAACCACCCACACCAATGTTGTACGCAAGTGAAACACACGCGCTGAATTGATTTTCGTTGAGCGTTTGTGTTATTAAGGCACGGACTGAAACGGCGAATTTGTCTACAACGTTTTTCGCTAACTGCTCCGCTCTCGCTTGTGTTATTATGTCGCCTTGCTTAACCTTCGTTCCGTCTTCGTAGAAAGTGTTTCCGTAACCAATTGTCCACACGTTTGCAGGACACAAATAAGCCTTCAATCGACAACCTTCAAAACGCTTCAATAGCGCATATCCATCTGCGTTAACTTTCATTGACAAGTCGTTTAATTTGTTTCTCTTTTTTCAAAAGGTATTTACGAAACTTTTCTTCGTAGACCTTTTGTTTTACCATATCCTTTTTGCGCCCTGCTTTCGCCATTTGTTTTTGTTTTAGTTATCTAATCCATCCAAGACCTTGACGACGATATGTGTACGAACGTCTGTCCCTTCCGTCGCTAATCTCGAAAGCGTTCGACGGATAAACATTTGTTTGCGACCATATCTGTTGTGTTTCGTTTGTCGTGTACTCTGGGAAGTCTGATTGATTAAAACACAAGAAGTCAACCATTCTTTGAGTGTAGAACATTGCTTTCGAACGCGATTGATCGCGGTAGTTTTGCAAGTCCGTTTGTGTTATTGGTGTAGTGTCTTCGCTTGTGCGAATAACAAGACTTCCGTTGTCCGTTTTAACGTACAAATGAGGAAGCATTTCGTACAATGACCACCACATTATCATTCGACGCAAGTAAGTGTCTAATAACTCCTCGTATGCGCCTGTGATGTCGTCGTTTACAACGTCGTCTTTAATCTTATTGTAAAGGTCAGTACCTAAATACAACTGCGCGTATTCGTCTTGTGCTAAATAGATAGCAGGGTACATCAAAAGCGGGTCAACGCTTCCGTTAATCCAACTATATTTCTTTATGTAGTTTTCGTCAATGAGTAGAACTTCGGGTTGTAGTGCCATTGTGTTTTTTATTAAGGGTATTTAAGTGAACCGCGTGTTGGTGTGTTAATCGGAGCAACACCTTCTTCTCCTTTTTGCGGAACGTATGGGTTATTACCAACGCGCTTCTCGTTGTTCAATCCGTCGTTCGGAAGTACGCGACCTTTTGAATCTCTTTTGCGAATGTAAATTTGACGCTTCCAAACGTGGTGGCAAAAACAACCGCCTTTCCAAATAAACAAATCGTAAGAACTTTGTCCTTCTGGAGCAAATGATTTGTTCACTCCTACCTTGCTCATTTTCTGAATATCTTCGTAACGAAAGATTGCGCCTAACTGCGACATTTGAACCATTTCTTTACAAAACTCACGGCTGTTTGTGCTTATGTTTTGAGAGTATGCGTAACGCAATTTATACAAACCAATATCACCCCATTTAGATTCCTTTTCTCCTTGAGCGTCGCTCATTGAAGGCATCTTGTTACGCTTTGCAAAGAACTCGCTTGTGTATTGCAATTCGTTTTCGGGTTCTGTTACGTCTTCTTCACTTACTAATTGCCATTCGTCTAAATCGATGTACTCCGCTTTTTCTTTTAGTACATCAATCCACTCACGACCGTCTTCGTCTGAAAAGTCGTTGTCAGCATCCGCAACTACTTTTTTTTTTAATTCGATTGATTGAGTTGTTGGTTCAACAACAACTGTAACGTCGTCGAAAACGTTGTTCATTTCAATCTTCAAATCACTTCCAAGAATTGGTGCGAAAGTGTTTGTTATGATTCGTTGGTAAGGCTTAATAACTTGGTTATTGAAAATCTCTAAACCAACCAACATTTCATCTTTGTTCGAACCGAAGCCGTTCGATTCTCTAATTCCGTGAATCAATGGTGACACAACGCGGTGTCCAACCATTATTTGCTTCGCTGTTTCTTCTGATAAGAACTGATATTGTTTGTCAGCATCTGAAAGAGGAAAGTCTTTAATTTCGGGAGTTCGTGCAGGATCTTCGTTGAAAGTCATCAAGAACTTACCCGCGTTACTTGCACCGCTCAATCTTTCTTCCCATTCACGACGAATAGCTTCGCGTTCTTCTTTTTGTGGTATGCCGTTTAAGAAGTTAATGATGAATGAAGGGAATAATCCGTTTAAGATATTATTAACGTGATACATTCCCATTTGATGCGACAATTCGATATAATTCAACGCACCAAAATAGTCGGGCTTTGGATAGTATGAAGAACCAGCCATCATGCCGTGTGCGTAAATAACTTGTCTCGGTTGTTCTTGCGCTTGTGAAGGATTGAACGCAGGGATGAACTCTGGCTTTCCTTTCTTGCTTCTTGAATTTTTCCAGTCTTTCGAATACCAAACACCTGTTATCTCTTCCTCTTCTTTGTCGTAAGCTAAACGACAGTTCTCGAATGGTAAATGGTTGATTTTAACAACGCGTGTGAAGTCCATTGACCAAATAACTTCAGCAACAAAAGCACCTTGCAATTTTAAGTCGAACGCAATACCTTGCAAAGCACTATCGAGAATCGTTCCTGTTCCTTGTCCCTCAATCATGAACGCAATTGAGTTAGTCAACGCGTTGTGAATTGGTGAATTGTAGTAAAGGTTGATTAAGTATTGTGGATATAAATTGTCGTTTCCGTAATCAATCCAACCGCTACGATTTTCTTTCTCGATTGCTTCGGTAGGAATGTAACGGCTTAAAGATATTTGCTGAATGTTGCTCATTATGCGCCTGTATATATTACGTCTACGGGAATCGTAGGCGTTGAAACGTCAAAGTAAATTGTTCCGTTAGAAAGAATCATCGAACCACGTTCAACTAATCCTACAACGGAAGCATCTGTTGGATCTAAATTGCTGTTGCTGTTTTGTCCGTACACATCGTACTTGTATTTTCCAGCGTCAGTTAGACCAACTGTTGTTAAACGAATCTTTGTGACACGTTCGTTCTCTGTGATTACGGTAACGACTTGTGCGAGTTGTTCGCCTGTCATTTCGTAAGTAAGAATTAAAAGATAGTTTGTGAACGCAACGTTGAAGTATTGGCGACCTTCTTCTAACGAAAGCCACGCATCTTGATTCGCAGTGTTTGTATTCAAATAAACCATTCTATCTCTTTATTTGTTCGTTGAAATTACAACACAGAGGGACGCTTTGCCCCTCTATGTGTAAAAGTTTTTTGTCAGTTATTAGTCAAGGATTGACAAAGGAGTACCACTCAACTTGTACGCTCTCTTTGGAGTTTCGTGTACAAATGCAAGTGTGTATCCGTTCATATCACCTAAAGCTGTTCCTGTTCCTGCAGTCGAAGTAGAAAGGTCTGCTCCGTACTCGTAACCAACAGCCCACCAATTGTCGTTTGAATCGTTAACGAAAATCATTGGACGAGCCTGTGCAACTGTTTGCAATTCCAAACGCTTTGCGCTTGAAAGTTTTTGCAACATTACATTCACAGTCTGCGTGTAGAATACCGTTCCGTTGTCGCGGTTGAAATTGATTGTTTCTTCGAACGATCCTGTTTGAGTAGGTAGTTCGTAAGTGTACAAATCACCCGCAGAAGGACCGATGATAGCAGTAACGATTTCATTTGCGTCCAAAGTCAACGAAGTAACTGTGTCGCAAAGAACTATTTTTTTAATCCCACCGATTCCATCTTTGCAATCGAGTGTAAATCCTGTACTTAATTCACAAGCCATATTATTAGTTTTTTATTAGCACAAAAGAGGGGTGGTTTTTATGCCACCACCTCTATTCGTGCAAGGGTTAGAATGGTTGAGATTATGCAGTATATTGGTAGAACGCGATTTCGTCACCGAATCCGTACTGAACACCTGCGAAGAAACTTGCTGCGAAACGTACGTTGTCAGAAAGGTCATACTGATACATATCCAAAACTGCTACGTTGTTCCATTGGTCAAGTAAGTTAGTACCGAACCACAAGTTAGACTTTTGATACATAGCCATTGTGTCGTCAGACATACCAGGACACTCGATGATGTCGTATTGTCCCTGCCAAGTCATCTTAACAGTTTCTCCTTGATAAAGGTAGCTTCCGCCGCCAAGACCAAGAATTGCAGTTCTGAATGCTTCAGCAACGTTTGAAGAAACTGCGATAACAGGCTTTTCAGTAGCAC